ATCCCCTCGGGGACGCAAGTAGGTCGCGGAACGGAGCGTTCATCCCATGATTGATCTATTACTTTACAGTTCACTTTCCTGTGCTGAGGCTGATGCCATTATGCTGAGGATTAAAGCACAAGAAAATCTTGATAATGTTATCAAGATTGAACTGGTCGAGACCGTAAAGGGATCTGTACCAGAGTGTAGATATTTCTGGGACGCAAACGATTGAAGGAACGGGGATTAAAAACCCTCTACTTTCAGGAGTCAACCATGAACACACTTCAAATGGTTAAAGAGCAGATCAAAAAAGCATCTGCATTACATGACGCACAAATCACTCACACTGCATATCGTGGTGTTGAATATGATACTCGTTGTGTAGATAGCAAGGAGTCACACGGCACCTTCTGCTATCGTGGTCGTACCTACACCAAGTAAATGTTAAGGGAGGTTAACTAACCTCCCTTTTTTTGTAAACATTACAAGAAGTTCATTAAGTTAGCATACGCTGACTAGATAGTATAGAATTAAAGGAAAGCAATGACCTAAAACTCGTTGTTATTAGTTCTAAATGAAACGGAGATTATCATGCATAATTTATTATCATATAATCAATTAGCAGGATGGAAGCAGTCAGTTGAGCGGTTAACAAAGACCCTAGACAGGACCATGGAAGAATCAGACCTCATCAACGACTACTATGATTGTCTTATTGAATGTGACGACAATCAGTCCACATGTAAACGTATTTGTAGGAGCACACTCGGTTAGTCCAATTAAAAATCGCAAGAAGGAGGGTTGACTACCCTCCTTTTTTAATGCTATAATTAGTTGTGCGATCTATTTTTCATGGATAAAGAAACTCTTAAACTGATCGTTAAAAATTTAAAATCTTTGGTGAACGTATTGGAAGCCGAGGTTTATTCTGACGTGGAGGCATATAAATATGAAGAAAGGTCTCCTGTAATTACGGATTATGACGAGGTGTTCTACGACGGAGACGACGATGGATACCCAGACTAATGAAAGACAAGAAAGCAGTAAAAAAAATTATTAAACGTGCGAAGAAACATCCTGAATGGTATACTCAGGAAGAAATCATGTATGCTAAACTAATTAAACGTGAATTGAAAAAGAATGAATGTAAAACTGATCTCAGTAACGCCTGACGCCGAGTCCACTATGGCATACGTTGCACGTGTGTCA